GATCGCCACGGAGGCCCTGAGCGATCGTGTAGGAAGCCGAGTCATCCTTGGTCGAGGACACGGACAGGCCGGTGTTGATGCGGCTCTGCGTGGTGGCCAGGTCCTTCTGGGTCGCGTTCAGGCTCTGGAGAGCCGCCATCGCGCCGACATTGGTGTTAACCGAAAAAGCCATGAGAGTTTCCTTCTTGGTTTCAAAGTCGCTTCTGCGACCAAGGGTCGGATCGCCGAACCGCGGCTGAGTGCTGCTGCACCCCGCGAAATCATTTTGGAAAGAAAATCAAATCAACCGGGAATTTCGCAAAAACTTCATCCCAGCATAATGAAACCAACAAAAGTCAGCCTTCTTAAACTTACCGTTAACCACCCGAACCATCATTTTCAGGTAATTTTCGCTTAATATGCACCGAACAGCGCCGCGCAATTAGAAATCTTAGAACAGATCAACTAACCAACCCAAGCCCCAATCCGCCTTGGACTCACCCTAAGCCTCGCGAACCTTTTGGGCGGACAGCGAATCGCGTCTGGACGTCACCGATGAAGCGGGACTCATCCTATGCAGCATCGTAGTGCTGGGCATCACATCAGCGGCGGGGCCCCATCTGGCGCCAGAAGATCTCATTGAAGCTAAGTCGGTGATGGGCGTTAGCTAGGGGGTTGCCGCCATTGGCTTGCGCTCGCGGAACCGGATCACCTCGCGCCCCGCCAGCTCGTTGATCTGCAGCAGCCGCACCTGCAGCGGCACGATCTCCAGATCGAAGAACATATCGACGGCCTGGAGCGGATTGCCGAACCCGCTGGAGCCCTGCGCCGGCACAATGCCCAGCACGGCCGGCGGCGTGCGGTGCGCGGCCAGCACGTCATCGCGCGTCGCGTTCTTGATGCCGAGAAACTCGTCCTTCGCGCCCACCTCGGCGATCGGCAGGATCTTGAGGCTCCCCTCCTTCGCGTTCGGTGCGTGGACGAACAGGTTGCGGAAATTGCCCGGCCCGCGCGAGGACTTGAGCGCCGCTTTCAGCGCGTCGGTATCCTTTTCGTCGATCTCGCCGGTGGCATAGAGGATATAGCCGGCATGGCTGCCATTCAGGTAGTAGCGGCGCCGAAACAGCGTCGCGGCTTCGTTGAGCAGCGCCGACTGCAGCGCGCTCAGATATTCCGGCACGCCGTAAATCTCCTGGTTCACGTCCGGCTGGCGCACCTGAAACACGCTGTCGGGCGCGAACGCCACTTCGTCGCGGTCACCGGGCACGTAGAAGAACCGCCCCGCTTCCACCCCGCGTCGGGTGTATTTGGCGATGGCATGCTCATAGCGCAGCACGCCGCCCAGAACGTTGCGCCGCTCCTCCAGATAGCCGTTGCCGAACACGAGAAAGTCCTGCGCCAGCGCCTCGAACGCCGCGGTGCCGAGCAGCGGCGACGGTGCAAACGATGCGACCAGCAGGTTGCGCTTGAGCATGATGGCGCTGCTGTGGTGCGGCGACACGCGGAACGCGCGCGCCAGGCCGTCGAGCGGCACCGGCGGCTCGTACCAGCGGCCATTGTGCCAGCACTCGGCCATGTCGAGCAGCTCGCGCCGATTGAGCACCGGCTCCGGATCGCCGAAGCTGAACGCCAGGCTGCCCGCGCCGCTCGTCTGTTCCGCCGGCACCAACGCCCCAGACGAGGCCGCCCCTGCTTGCCTGGGGGACATCGCCCGCGTCCGGTTCCGCTTCGCCATCGACTATCTCCATGCGCGTCTTCGGCCGCGCGCTGCCGTCCAGAGGTTCGTTGATCAGGATGTGCATCACGGCCCACGCCAGATCGGCGTGGCCGGTATCTTCGCCGCCACGGCTCGCCTTGAAGGTGACCGCCTTGCCCGAGCTGGTGAGCGCCTTCTTGATGCTGAGGAAGCTCGACTGCAGGTCGATCCAGCCCGCGTCGAACTCGATGCGCCCGCGCGAAAAGCTGTGCTGCGCCTTCATCACCATCTGGGTCTTGGACTCGAGCGAATATTCGATCTTGGCGCAGCCGCGCACGGTGCCGTGCAGCAGCTGGTAGACGGCCGAGCCGATGCCCGTCGCGTCGATGCCCAGATAGGTGCAGTTGTAGCGGGCAAGCCGCTGGCGGATAAACTCGGCCTGCGCCTGATAGTCGAGCCCGCGCAGCTGGTATTTCTCCAGCAGCCGGAACTTGCCGCCAGGCCCTTCCGGCGGCAGCGCGATCACCAGCGCGGCATTGTCGCCGTCCTCGCTCTCCTGCGGATCATAGCCCGCCCAGACCGGACGGTTGCCGACCGGCCGCGCGCTGAGCGGCTGCACGTCCGTCCAGTCAACGATGGTGTCGACCGTCGCGCGCTGCAGCTCGTTGAACTTGAAGGCCGAGAGGCTGTCATCGACGAACTGGCACATCAGCAGGTTCGCGAATTCGTCCGGCGCATATTCGATGCGCAGCTCGTCCAGATCGAACAGGTCGCAGCCGCCGACCTCCGCGTCCTCGATCGTGACGATGTTGCGCCACACCCGGTCCTCGCACAGCGTGCCCTTGCGCAGCCGGGCATGGCCGACGTCGATCGATATCCGCGCTTCCTTCTTCACCCGCCGGTTGCGGCGCTCGCCGGTCCAATAGCCGTGCGCCTGGTGCGCGACCGTGCTCGGCGTCGAGAAATAGGTGCGGCGCCATTTCTTGTGCATCGCCATGGCGCTGGCGACCTTGTTCAGTTCCTCGAAGCCATAGGTCCAGAAGAACTCGTCGAAGTAGAAATTGCCGTGATAGCCCTGCGCGGTACGGGCATTGGTGCCCAGGAAGATCAGCTCGGCCGCCGGCTCGCCCTGTGGGATCGTGTCGGCGGTGAGCACGATCGGATCGCCCTGCAGCTTCACGCCCACCCGCGCCGCGAACTGGATGATGTAGCCGCGGAAGATATGCGCCTGCGCCTTCGAGGCAGATAGGAAGATCTGGTTGCCCCCGCCGCGCAGCGCGTCGAGCAGCGCCTCGCGGGCGAAATACCACGTCGCGCCGATCTGGCGTGACTTGAGGATCATGCGGGTGCGTTCGCCCTTCGCATCCCACCAATCGCGCTGATAGTCGAACAGCTCTTCTTCGAAGATCCGCTCCAACTCCTCGACCTGCTCGGTCGTGAAGTGGTTGCGCTGTGCCTTTTTCTTATCGCCGGCATTCCGGTTGCCGACCTTCTCGTTCAGGTCGCCTTCGTGCCCGCCCGGCGCCGCATAGCGGCGCACCCGGGCGGCCGTGGTCACCGCCCGCATCAGCAGGTCGATTTCCTTGAAGTCGCCGGGGGTCTTCTTGTCCTTGTCGATCAGCCCGACGATCCGCGCCTCGATCGCGTCCTCGACCTTAGTCAGCGCGGGCGCATCGTCCCACCGATCGCGCTGGCGCCACGATTCCACCGTGGCGCGTGATAGCCCCAGCTCCTCGGCGATCTGGGTGACGGTCCAGTAGCGCCAGTACAGGCTGCGCGCCTTGCGGCGTGCATCCACGGGGATCGGCATGGTCGATGCTGGCAGGGGTTCGTCGGCGGGATGCATGGCGCGGCGAACCTAGCCACGCACGCACGCCGCAGCTGAGCGGCCGGCCTTGTGAAACCGCAGTTTCACAAGGCGCCACGCTTGAGAAGATGCCGCGATCCGGTCCCTGTTCGCCTTGTCAAACGCCGCGCCGTCGCGATCATCAAGGGACCCGAACCGCCATGGGCAAACTCTCCAAGTTCTTCCGCGCATTCGTCGCCGGTCAGACGATCAGCGATGGCCGCACGATCACGGATGAGATGATCGACGACATTGTCGCGACATTCGATCGTGAAACCTACACGCCGCGCATCAACATCGAACATGTCGCCGGCTACAGCCCGGAGCCGCCGTTCAACGCATATGGCGATGTCGTCGCCGTTCGGGCCCAGGATGACGAGATCAACATCGCTGGCACTGCGGAGAAGCGTCATGCGCTGTACGTCCAGATCGACGCAACCGATCAGCTGGTGCAGCTTTTCGAGCGCGGTCAGAAGCCGTTCCCATCCGTCGAGTTGACACCCGATTATTCCGGTGCGGGGAAAATTGGCCTGGTGGGGCTTGCCTTCACCGACAAGCCCGCCTCGATTGCAACCCAGAAGCCGCAGTTCTCGCGCTCTGCGCCCGGCACGTTGTTCAGTTCGTCGACCGAAGCCGTGTCGATCGAATTTGACGGCGCTGGCACCGCCGGCATTGCCGACGCGATCGTCGCCGGCTTCTCGAAGCTCGCTGCCATGTTCAACCGCACCGGCGATCAGCCCGAGCCGAAGCGGGAACCCAAGCCCGAGCCGAAGCCGGCAAACGACAACATGGACTTCGCCGCTTTCAGCAAGGCGATGGGCGAAGCGGTCGCGGCTGCGCTGAAGCCCGCGCACGACGCCATCGACGCGCAGCGCGCCGAGCTGGCCAGCCTGAAGACCCAGCTCGAAGGCACCCCCGCCGGGTTCAGCCGTCCGCCGGCCACCGGCGGCGCCGGCCAGCACCTCACCGATTGCTGATCGCCCTCCCCGCTCGCGCCCCCTCCTCGCACCCCGGAGCACCTCAATGCAGAATCAGACCCGCGTGCTGTTCAACTCGTACCTTGGCCAGATCGCCAAGCTGAACAGCCTCGACGGCCATTTCTTCTCGACCGGCTCGACCGAGATCAAGAAGTTCAACGTCACGCCCGTGATCGAACAGCGCCTGCAGGCCAAGCTGCAGACGAGCAGCGATTTCCTCTCGCGGATCAACATCGTGCCGGTAGTGCCCCAGATGGGGGATCGTGTTGGCGTTGGCGTCGTGGGCTCGATCGCGAGCCGTACCGACACGGCCGGCGGCAATCGCCGGCAGACCGTCGATCCGTTCGGTAGCGACGCGATCGACCAGTATCTCTGCAAGCAGACGAACTATGACTATCACTGGCGCTATGCGCTGCTCGACGCCTGGGCGCATCGTCCGGAATTCCAGCAGCTCTGCCGCGATGCGATCATCGTCGCGAAGGCGCAGGATATCATCAAGATCGGGTTCAATGGCGTCGACGCCAAGGCGCAGACCAGCCGCGCCGCCCTGCTGCAGGATGTCAACTACGGCTGGCTCTACAAGATGCGGACATATGCACCCAATCGCGTAATGTCCCATGGCGGTTTGGACCAGCTCAAGGTCTACGTCTCCGAAACCGGCACGCGCGATTACGAAAACCTCGACGCGCTCGTCTTCGACGTGATCCACAACCTGATCCACGAAGAGTTCCGCGGCGCTCCGGATCTCGTCGTGGTGGTCGGTAGCGACCTCGTCCACGACAAGTATTTCAAGATCGTCAGCGAAGCCGGCAACACCGCGACCGAGATGGTTGCGCGCGACGTGCTGATGTCGAGCCGCCAGCTCGGCGGCAAGCCGGTCGTCCAATTGCCCTATTTCCCGGCCGACTCGCTGATGGTCACCAGCCTGAAGAACCTGTCCTACTACTGGCAGATCGGCTCCAGCCGCCGCAACATCCGCGAGGAGTCCGACCTCGACCGGATCGCCAACTATGAGAGCGTGAACGACGCTTTCATGGTCGAAGAATACGGCAAGGCGGCGCTGGTCGAGAATATCCAGCTTGGCCCGAAGGTCTGAGGACCTGCGCCAGGTCTGCCCGCCCTCTCCCCCACCAGCACCGGAACGCATCATGAGCCCAGCTCGCCAGCATCGTGAACGCTTCGCCAACCCGGCCAAGCCCGATCACGCCAACCCGATCGTTGCCGCGCCCCAGGAAGAGGGCGGGCAGCAAACCCTGATCCTACCCGCCAGTCCCGCACGGGTGCACGCCTTGCAGCACGCGGCGCTGGCGGCGATCGAAGACCCCGCCGCGATCGATCCAGCCCTCGGCGACGGCCCCGATGGCCAGATCATGCTGCGCCTGGTCCACGACCTGCGCCGCCTGAAGGCGATCCAGTCGATCGAGAAGAAAATCGAGGCCAAGCGCGAAATGCTGCCCGCCTATCGCGATTGGGTGAAGGCACGCCTGCAGGCGGCCGAAGCCGCCGGCAAGGCGGCGGCGGACGAGGTGATCCCCACCATCATGGTGTGGCTGATCGACGTGGGCGAATATCGCGGCGCGATCGAGTTGGCCGAATATATGCTGCTGCACGATCTGCCGATGCCGGCGCGCTACCAGCGCACGACGCCCGCGCTGGTGACCGAGGAGATCGCCACCGCTGCGCTGAAGGCGCAGGCCGCCGGCACCCGCTTCGATCTCGGCATCCTCACCGACACCGAGATCCTCACGGCCGACGCGGACATGCACGATCAGATCCGCGCCAAGCTGTACAAGGCGATCGGCATGGAAACGGCGCTCGGCGCCGAAGCGGTGCTCGCACCCGAAGACCAGCCCCGCGCGCTCGCCAAGGCGCTCGACGCGCTGCGCCGCGCCCAGCAGCTCGATGAGCGGGTTGGCGTGAAAGGCCGCGTCAAGGCGATCGAGAAGCTGTTGCAGCCTGCCGCCCCTGCCACCCCTGCCACGCCGGCACCGCCGCCCACCGAACCCGCGCCCGCCCAGGGCGCCTGACCAGCTCGCCCCCCGGCGCTCGGGGGCGGATCGCGCGCGACGGGAGGGCCTTCGGGCTGCGGGCCGTCGCGGACCCGATCCCCACCCCCGTTTGCCGGGGCGAAACCCGAGGATTGGACATGAGCGGCTTCGCCTGCACCCCCATTCTGACGCCGCCGCCGGCCACGCCTGATGGCGCGCCGATCGGCAATGACGGCTGGTTTCCCGACGTCGACGTCGCCGATCTCCGCAAGGCGCGACGCATCCCCGCCGAGCTGCCGGCGGAACGTCTGCGCGACGCCGTGCGCGAAGCGGTGATCTGGGCAAACGACCAGCTCGAGGAATGGCGTGCCGCCCAAGCCGCCGCCAGCTTCGCGGACGTGCCCTCGCCCCCGCTCGACGGCGCCACCCGCAACCTGGTGCTGTACCAGCTCGCCGTGGGCGCCTGGACGAAGGCGCTACTGGTCGAGCGGCAGCGCGACGTCGATCTCACCGGCGCCGGCCAGCGCAAGGTGGACGAGCTGGACGCCTCGATCGGCGAGTTGCGCCGCGATGCGCTGCATGCGGTGCGCCGGATCCTCGGCCGCACCCGCACCACCGTCGAGTTGCTCTGATGGCGGACGTGCTCACCGCGCGCCAGGGCGACACGCTGGACGAACTGCTGTGGCGCGAGCGCGGCCTTGGACCGGAAGCCCTCGACGCCGTGCTCACCGCCAACCCGGGCCTCGCCGATCGCGGCGCCACGCTTCCGATCGGCACGCCGGTCACCGTCCCCCCGATCGCCGCCCAGGCACAGCCGGTGCGCGAGACGATCCAGCTCTGGAGTTGACCATGGAACAGAAGATCGCAGCCCTGCTCGACGCGTTCTTCGCCCTGCTGTCGGGTATCGCCCCCGGCGCGATCGGCGCCACCGTGGCGCTCGCCTGGCGCAAGGGCCTCACCTGGCGCGAGCGTTTCACTCAGCTCGCGGTGGGCATCGTCGTCTCGTGGTTCGCCGGCCGCGCGATCGGCGCGATCTGGGCGCTCGATCCGTTCGTACTGCAGGGCATCGCCTTCACCATCGGCATGATCGCCTTCGAGGCGACGCCGCGATTCATCGCGGCGGCGGCCGATGTCGCCGGCACCATCCCGGCATCCTTGCGCGACCGCTTCCTCGGCAAGGGAGGCGACCAGTGAGCTATGATAGCGCCGCCCTCACCGACGAACTCGTCCGCGACGAGGGCGAGAAGTTCAAGGTCTATCGCTGCACCGCCGACAAGCGGACGGTGGGCGTGGGCCGCAACCTCGACGACGTCGGGATCTCGAAAGCCGAAACGGCGGCGCTGGGCATCACGCTCGCCAGCGTGTGCAAGAACGGCGTCACCCGCGCGCAGTCCCGCGCGCTGCTCGCCAACGACATCGACGCGTGCGAGCGCGCCCTCGACGCCCGACTGCCCTGGTGGCGGACGCTGAACGACGTGCGCCAGCGCGTGCTGCTCAACATGTGCTTCAACCTCGGCATCGGCCGCCTGCTCGGCTTCAAAAACACGCTGGCGAAGATGGAGCGCGGCGACTTCGACGGCGCCGCCGCCGGCATGCTGGCCTCGCTTTGGGCGCGCCAGGTCGGCGCCCGCGCCGAGCGCCTCGCCGCCATGATGGAGAAGGGAACGCTATGATCAAGCGGATCGCCCGCGCCTTCGCGGCGCTCCACAAATGGGCAGGCAATAGCTGGCTCGTGCTGATCGCCCTTGGCATCGCCTTGGCCGCGCTCTATGTCGACGATCGCCGCGTCCGCGCCGATCGCGACGCCTGGGCGAGCTGGGCGCGCGAGACCTGCGCCCATGCCGGCGCCGGCATCGAGGCCGCCGGCAAGCGCCACAAGGTCGCCATGCCGCGCGGCGCCGTCTGCCGCGAGGCGGTGCAGGATCTCGCGAAGTTCCGCGCCGAGACCCTGGCCGCCACCGCCCGCACCTTCGCGGCCGCCGCGGCCGAGCACGACGCCAAGGCCACCCGTGACCACACCGCCGCCCAGACCGAGTCCGGAACCCGGGCCGCCGCCCTCACCACCATGGAGAAAGCCGATGCGCAGATCCGCGACGATGACCGCGTCGATGGCAGCTGGTTCGCTGCTCTCAATCGCCTTGGCGGCATGCAGCCCCGCGATTGAGCACCGCCCGGCGGAAATCGTCGCGGTGCCGGTGAAGGACATGCCCGCCGCCGATCTGCTCGTCTGCCCCGAGCCGCCGCCCGCCTTCCCGACCGATCAGGTCGCCACCCTCCCCGCACCGCTGCGCGCCGCCCTGCGCGGCCTGGTGCTCCACGACCGCGACCAGCGCGTCCGCTTCCGCCGCCTGGTCGAATGGATCGCGCCCGGAAGCTGCAAGCCCGAACCGGAGCCCCACCGATGAACCGAGCCGCCACCGCCGAACTTCAGCAATCCCAGCTAGACGCCATCGCCGCCCAGGGCGCGGCGCTGGATGTCGTACCCGTCATCGCCGGCACGCCGCTGCCCCGCCCCTCCCGCGCGCTCCGCTGCCTCGGCCAGGGCGGCACGATCCGCGTCGTCATGGCGTCGGGCCAGCAGCGGGCGAGCAAGATCGCCGCCGATCAGGTGCTGCCCTGGTCGATTACCGAGCTGATCGTGGATGGCACCAGCGCAACCCAGCTGGAGGCCTGGTTGTGAAGATCGCGCTCGCCCTCTCCCCGATGGCGCTCGCCTGGGCAACGCCGGCACCGGCACCCGCAATCCTGCCGGTCCGCGCGGACACCACCGCGATCGGCGCCGATTCCGCCAGCATCACCGCCGACAAGGAATAACGGCCATGGCCAAGCAAAGCATCAACCTCGGCGCCGCCGCGAACGACGGCAAGGGCGATCCCTTGCGAACCGCCTTCGGCAAGGTGAACGCCAATTTCGACGAGCTGTTTGCGCGGACGCCTGCGCTGTATCGCCCCAACCGCGCGGGCGCCTGGTATCCGATCAACACGGGCGCGTTCGACGCAGGCATCGGCGGGGTCAGCGACGGCCTGCTGTGGACGCCGTTCCTCATCGCGACCGCACTCAGGATCGACGCGCTGCTCACCACCATCAGCGGCACCAGCTCGACGGGTGCGATCCGCCTCTACATCTACGCCTCCGGCACCGACGGCTACCCTGGCGGCGCCCCGCTGGCCGCGACGGGCGAACTGTCTGCAGCCGTTGCCCAGGCGGTGATGGGGGTGCTCAACCCGGTCACCCTCCAGCCCGGCCTCTACTGGTTCGCGGTGCACTACAAGGACGCGAACATCGCGGTGGCCAGCGGCGCGCAGATGGAGGCGGTCTCGGTCATCGGGTTTGACAGCATGACGACGATCGGCAGCTGGTACGGGATGCGAACCGGTAATTGCCCCTTCTCCGCCGGCCCTCCCACCATCACCGCGCCGCCCAGCTTCTACGGCGGAACCAACGTCAAGCGCCTGCCCAACGGCTTCTACCGGGTGGCGGCGTGATGGAACGCTATCTGCAGAGAAATCTCGACGGCTCGACGCTCCTCTACGAGGACGGCCGTACCCAGACCGTGCCGGCGGGCGCGACCGAAGCGGCGTTGGTGCAGGCGATGCTGGCTTTCTATACGCCAGCTTCGGAGGCGAACGGTGCAGAAGCCTGACGGGCTGCGCCGCGTGCTGCTGGCCCATGTGCCCCAGCTGCGCGACGACGCTTCGAAGCTAAGCCTGTTCGTCGACAAGGGCCGCGTCGCCGCGCGGCCCGGTTCGCTGGCGTTCGAATATCGCTACACGCTCAACATCGTCGTGCAGGACTATGCCGGCTCGATCGACGGCGTGATGGTGCCAATTCTGGCATGGATCGCCGAAGCCCAGCCCGATCTGCTCGAAGCCGGCCAGCAGGAGCCCTTCCGCTTCGAATCCGAACTCCTGGCCAGCGATGCGGCGGACGTGTCGATCTGGATCGATCTGACCGAGATCGTCACCGTGCAACCGCAGGCGGCCGGCGGCTTCACCACCGACCATCCTCCGGAGCCACGCCTCGACGATATCTTCGACGGCGTCGGGTGCGTGCCGCTCTGGCACCTCTTCCTTCGGGACGCGCCGGCGGACGAGACGCGCCTGGTCGCCGAGCACGTCGAATGAGCGAGGATCTGGCCGAGCTGGAGCGCATCGCCGGGGCGCTGCTGCGCGCCACCGCGCCGCCCGAGCGGCGCCGCATCCTCCGCGCGATGGCCAAGGATCTGCAGCGCTCGCAATCCGCCCGCATCGGCCGTCAGCAGAACCCCGACGGCAGCGCCTATGCGCCGCGCAAGGCCAAACCCGCGCCGCGCCCGGGCAACTATGCGGTGAAGTTCCTCTATCCCAAGGGCGCCGCGGCGCCGCGCCTGGTGCTCATGAAGAGCTGGGCGCACGAGGGAAACCTCCTCACCGGCTTCGACGTCGAGGCCGGCGGCGTGCGCAGCTTCTTCTGGGACAAGGTCGACAAGTGGCTCCCGGTGGAGCCCGACGAGCAGAACAAGGGCGCGGGCAAATACCGGCGCAAGGGCGGCATCCGGCGCTCGGCGATGTTCCGCAAGCTCCGCAACGGGCGCAACCTGCGCGCTGGTGCGACCGATCGCGAAGCGTGGATTGGCTTCGCCGGCCGCGCGTCGGAAATCGCCAGCGTGTCGCAGGAAGGGCGCATGGACCGACCGAGCGCCAAGGCGAAACCGGTGCGGTACGCACGGCGCGCCCTGCTCGGTTTCACAGATGCCGATGCCGCAGCGGCGCTGGACCTCCTACTGCGGCACCTAACAATTGCGGCATGACTGCTCTCGCCCATGTGTGGACGGCTCTCCGTTGGCAAGGGTTTGGTGAGCGGATGCACTTGTTGGTCGGTGCGGCCATGTGTCCGGCCTTTGAGGCGGCTGTCGTTGCCGCTGGCCATAATGCCTTCCGCGGACC